GATAAGACCTTTTGCATCGCAAGGGGTCTTTTTTATGCCTAAAATATAAAACTCTAGAAAACGGATATACATATAGTGTGGGTTATACCTATTTTTGAATGGCCGTTAAAATTTCTAGAGCATTTAAGGACATTAGTTTGTCTTTTTCTAGACATCCAGTTACAAATGACGTGACTGTACTTAAAAATCAAGACGCAATTAAGAAATCTGTAATAAATTTATGCAGAACTAAGTTCAATGAGAGATTTTTTAATGATTTGATTGGTACATCTATTGACAATTCACTGTTTGAACTTATAGATAGTGGAATTGGTGATGTATTGGAGCGTGAAATAGAGGCATTACTGAAGAACTTTGAACCTAGAATCGATCTTAATGATATTAATGTTATAGCAAATCAAGATTCAAATTCTTTAGAAATAAAAGTTTCATATAGTATTGTAGGTTTACCAACCCCACAACAAAATATAGAATTTCTACTACAACCGACTAGGGTATAAGGTATAAAATGTCATTTAATCAGTTTACAAATTTAGATTTCAACGATTTACGGACTCAGATCAAGGATTATCTGCGATCTAACTCCAATTTCACTGATTTTGACTTTGAGGGATCAAATTTCTCGGTTCTAATTGATAATCTTGCATATAATTCTTACATTACTTCTTATAATACAAACATGGCGGTCAATGAGGCATTCATTGACAGTGCTACTGTAAGGGAAAATGTCGTATCATTAGCAAGAAATATTGGATATGTCCCACGATCAAAGAGATCTGCCGTTGCAACAGTAAATTTTACAGTAGATTTAAATTCTATTAGTAGTGGAGTTAGGTCTGCTACACTGGCCGCAGGTGTTGTTGCTGTGGGACAAGTAACAAATGGTTCTTACATTTTCTCAATTCCAGATAAAATTACTGTTACTCCCAATGAAAGTGGTATTGCAAACTTCTCAAATCTGAATATTTACGAAGGAAATTACTTAACTAAGCAATTTATTGTAAACAATGCTCAAGTTGATGCAAAATATATTCTACCTAATGCAAATATTGATACAACTAGCATTAGAGTTAGTGTGACAGACGGAACTACAGGTACTGAAGAGGTATATAATCCTTATGAAAATATTTTTAATGTTAATGCAGAGTCTAGACTATTCTTAATACAAGAAATTGAAGATGAAAGATACCAAATTTTATTTGGTGATGGTGTTTTAGGTAAAAAACCACCAAATGGAAGTATAATTACTGTAACTTATATTACTACTAATGGTAAAGATGGTAATGGAGCAAGTACTTTTAACTTTGCAGGTAACTTAACTTATCCTATAAGAAGTGGAGATAGTTTAACTGATACTACAGTTACTCAAGGTATATCTCTTTTAACCACCTCACAATCGTCTCAGAAC